GATGATCGAGAAGTTGCTGAAGATTGGTATGAAACGAAACTAGAAACAGGCAAGAATCCATCTCTGTATGTGACAGAACTTGTGGAAAGTACAATGCAGCTGAAGTAAGGAACTCTAATATAATAAACGTATGGGACTTGACATGTATATATTTAAAGTTAAGAAGACTGCTCACTCTATCAAAGAGCTGAGCGATCTTGATCGCAATCCGGAACCTGGACAGCCAGAAGTTGCGGAGTTTGAGCCATTGCAGCGCCCGTATGAAGATACGAGTCCTGATCATTACACAATCTTCCAAGAGGTTGCATACTGGCGTAAGTTTAATGCACTGCATCAATGGTTCGTTACGCATGTTCAGCTAGGTATTGATAAATGCGATCTTTATGAACTAGATAAAGATATTCTTTTTGAACTGTTAGAGATTCTTGAGGATGTTTACCATCTTAAGAATCCTAGTAAGCTGCCTCCCACCCAAGGATTTTTTTGGGGATCGACTGAAGTAGACGACTACTATTGGGATAAAGTAGAGAGCAGTATTCAAACAATTTCGGGTTTGATTGACTATACAGATTGGGATAACGAACGCCTCTTCTATCAATCTTCTTGGTAAAATTTATGATAAATAAAGTAGAACTAATTGGGCATTATGGGTGTGATGAAACTATCGCTTGTAGTGCATGGACAAGCACATCACGAGAATTAACTGATGAAAAGAAATCGCGCATTCCTGGACTCATCAATATGCTGTGGTCTAATGGTCACGAAACACCGTTTGAAAAAGGCAGCGTGCATTTTCTTGTTGATACTGACATTGCCTCTCATATTCATCTGCTCAAGCATCGTATTGCTAGCATTAATGCTGAATCAGCCCGATATAAAGAACTAAACAATGACAAGTATTATCTGCCTAAAGATTGGCAAGGTATTAAATGTGTTGAAAAATTTGGTAATTTTGAGAATTGGGACGAAGCTTTAGAATGGTACACTCAGTTAGGCAATAAAATGTATCATTCCGTCTTAAAAGATTTAGAACCAGTTCTTGGTCGTAAACGAGCGAAGGAAAGCGCACGTTTCTTTAAGACTTACAACTCTCAAATACAGGCTGATGTTCAATTTAATATGCGCAGCTTTGCAAACTTTTTGAAGCTACGTAACTCTGAGCATGCACAGCTAGAAATTCGTGAGATTGCACAAGAGATGCTCCGACTTGTATCAGAAATTGAAGGAGAGCCATTTAAACACACATTAGCAGCCTGGAATATCTAACATTATGTATACACTAACACTTGAACAACTAACAAAGCTCCTAGAAGAGTATAAAGAACTTAGCGATGCATGTGACGCGGCAAGAGCGGCGGGGTGCCTTGAAATCGAAGGACGACTGCAAAATGCTATTTGGTCCTCAATAGAGAGAGTTATTAGCTTCTTTGATCCAGAAGGATGGATCATGTGGCATATTTTAGAGAATGAATATGGAGCTAAGGAATATGAAGCTGGTTATGGTAGCGATATGAAGAAGATCAAAACTCCAGAAGATCTTTTCTGGATTATAAATGTTCACAACAAATCAGAACTCGATAATTTAAAAAAGTCGCATGAAGACGCTCTTTGTAAAATTCGTGAACTTGAAATGCAAGTAGATAACCATCGTGTTAAAACATACTAAAGTTTCTTATTTACATTTCTAGTAAATTAGTGTATAATAACTTTATGAAAAGCATAAGTTTAGATAAGTCATCAATATTGCAAAGACTTCAAGATGGAGTTGCACTCGTCACTTTTACCAAAAAAGATGGCACAGTTCGCGGCATGAAGTGCACGCTCGCTGAATCGTTGACTCCTCAGGTTGAAGTTAAAGGCTCAGCTCCTCGAGTTATCGCCGAAAATGATAATCTCGTTAAGGTCTATGACCTTGAAAAACAAGGGTGGCGCAGCTTTAATGTTGACAGCGTAATTTCAATTTTTGACACATATGAGTAATGCATTTAAAGCAGGTCGCGTTATCGCGCCAGACGCAAAGTGGACAGGCGACGAGCCAGAATGGAATGGTTGGGAAACTTGGCCAATTGAAAAGTTTTATAAGACACGAGCACGTGCTTTAGGGTTTTATAATTACTACTTGGATACTGCAGCGATGAAGCCACTCGTGCTTGATTGGATGAAGATCAACGGGTATAACAAGGATGATGTCTCTGCAATCAAAGAGGCAAACCCAAACGTTTTACCAAGCACTGTTGGTAAACTTGTGCGATGCTTGACGCGCGGAATGCCAAGTATACACCCACAAGCAACAGAATATTTTGCAACTCTACCATTTCACGATGAACCGCCGGTTCCAAAGGATGATGCATCAGTTGTGCATCATGAGTTAAAACGAGCAATTACACTTTTACGAGCAAACTCATCGTCAGATAATAATGACGATACAAAGGTTAAAGTTGCAACTCCAAGTCCACTTGATCGTATACGCGAGAGAGTGCACAAGGAGATTGTTGTGCAACTTGAGGATTGCACCGATCAATGGGCAACCACACGTTCTGGAAATGCTTCTTTTAATATGTCTGCCGCTTTACGAGACTCTAAGATTCCTGCACAAGGCTGTAAGACTATACTTGATTGGTTAGAAAAGAACCATACTGAGTATAACGGAGCGCTTCAGCGTGAGGATGAACAACTTGTTGAAGGTTATTCGCACTTACCAAAGGCAGAACTTCGTAAGATTGTAAAGTCGCTTGAAAGCATGATTGGTGACGTTCGTAACCATGCAAAAATTAAAAATTCTACTCGCAAGCCTCGTAAGAAAAAGGTTAAGGATGCTAGCAAACAGGTTTCAAAATTAAAGTATCAACAACATTCATCAGACTGGAGCCTAGACTCTGTTTCTCCGACTCGCATTCCAACTTCTCAGAGACTCTACCTCTTTAATACAAAAACGCGGGCGCTGAGTGTCTATGTTGCATCTGGAGCGGCTGGCTTTGAAGTAAAAGGAACTTCATTAAAAGGCTATGACACGTCAAGCAGCTTTATTGCAACTCTTCGTAAACCCAAAGAGACTCTAAATAACATTTTAAGTTCTACACCAAAACAACTTGACAAATTGTTTGTAAACTTAACAGTTAAGAAAAAACCAGCAAATGGCCGTATAAATGAACAAACAATAATCTTAAAAGTAGTTGAACACAAAATATAATATGTCTGAAGAATTACCAATAAAAATTTTAACAAAACAGGAGTTTGCTCTTGAAATTGAGCGCCGGGTTCGTCTCAAATCTATAGGATATCTTGAAGCAATCATTGACTATTGCGATGACCATACAATAGATCCTGACGACATTTCAAAACTTGTTGTCGGCAGTCTAAAAGAAAAACTTGAAGCTGAGGCACAGCGCAATAACTTATTGCCTAGGAGCGCATCACTATTTGCATGACAGTTCAAGACGTACGAGTCTCTGGTTTTGAGACGTGGTCAATTTATATGGCCATGAAATTGCATTTTAGTGAAGGCAACTATGATGCATTTAAATTTAACTTTAAGGGACCACGTTTAAAGGAGAGTACATTTCAGTCTCGTCGTGATCGGTATTTTTTTGAAAAATTGGCTCGTCGTTATGTTAAAAAGAAAACAGTAATTGAATATTTTTTAGCCAATCTACTTGCTGGAAATGAATGGATTGGAAATATGTCTGAAGAGGCCTATACACTTTGGACTTCTAAAATACAGCGATTACAATACAGCTTTAAAGAAGAGCTCACTGCATGCAAGTCGATTACTGACAACTTTGATGAACTGTTACGACCGCGCGGCTCGCAAATACCACTCTATGATTTTGCTGCGAGTGGTCGAGTCTCTGTAGAGACGCTATGCATACTTGATGTCTTATGCAACTATTCATGTCGTATCGTTGCAGGAGTGTCTGACCCGATGGGGCTTTACGCCGCCATGACTCTAAAGATAAATAGCTACAAGCCATTTATTCGTAACTTACCATTACAACAAAAAGCTTTTCAAGAAATTGTAATAAAAACATTTACAAAGCCTTGAAATATGTTATAATAGCCAAGTGGTTATATAACATCACATAATAACAATACACTGCAATACAAATAAACATATGTCATTTGACAAACTAAAACAAAATCGGGCAGCAAGCATCAATAAACTTGTTGAAGCTGCAGAAAAATTGAGTACACCAAAAGCTTCATACGGAGACGATCGTATTTGGAGCCCAGTAGTTGATAAAGCTGGAAACGGTTATGCCGTGATTCGCTTTTTGCCAGCTCTTGAAGGTGAAGATCTGCCATGGGTTCGCTTTTGGGATCATGGTTTTAAGGGACCAACTGGTCGTTGGTACATTGAAAATTCACTTACCAGTATCGGTCAACCTGACCCGGTAAGCGAGATCAATAGCGTACTTTGGAACAGCGGCAATGAAAAAGACAAAGAGATTGCTCGCGAGCGCAAGCGTCGTTTGCATTATGTCTCTAATATTCTTGTGCTTAGTGACCCAGCAAATCCAGACAATGAAGGTAAAGTTTTCTTGTACAAATATGGCAAGAAAATCTTTGACAAGATTATGGATATTATGCAACCACAGTTTCAAGATGAGACTCCAATCAACCCATTTGATTTTTGGGCAGGTGCAAACTTTAAGTTGAAAATTCGCAACTTTGAAGGTTATCGTAACTATGACAAGTCTGAATTTGAAGGAGCTTCTGAACTCTTTAGCGGAGACGAAGCCAAGCTTGAGAAGACTTACAATTCGTTGTACTCATTAAAGGACTTTATTGATCCTGCAAACTATAAGTCGTATGCAGACCTTAAACGTAAACTTGTTGAAGTACTTGGAGCAGAGGCACTTGCCGGTTCTTCTACTGAACCAGAAAGCGTGAATGTCGCTGCTGCTGCAGTTGGAAAAACAGTTGAACAGACTCCAAGTTATAAAAGTACTGAATCGACATTCTCTGCATCAAGCACAGATGACGATGATGACGATGAGTCGCTTAGCTACTTTGCAAAGCTTGCTCAAGGTGGTTAATGTTTAAAGATTAGAAAAAACAGGGGGGTAGATCTATTCTACCCCCTGTTTGTATATATACTACTAAATATGATCTTTCTAATAAAGGTATTTACATACTTAAATTGTACTGATTGTTTACGTCATCTAAAAACACTACGTGACTATTGTGAACGCACTCCTACAAGTTTGCAAATAATTGATATTGACAAGGAAGAAAATATACCGCTTATATTTGAATATAAAATAGATGGCATACCGCACACAATATGCTATAATATACGTGGTGAAATTATGCATAGTTTTCCAGGAGTAAAAACTCCTGAAGAGTTTGACAATATTGTATATTATCGAACTGCAGATTAATAACCCATTGCACTGCCAGTTAGTATTGGCATCATTTGTGGCATATTATTATTTACATTGCTGCTACTAATATTATTAGTATTGCCACCATTATTGTTATTAACAACTATCGTTGGCGAAATATTTGCAACGTTGCCGGCAGTCGCTAGGGTGTTGCCAGTTGTTAATGGTGTTGCTTTGATGTTTGCTTTCCACTTAAAGTCTGAAGCAGCATACTCATCCCATGAACCATAACCTGCAGCCATTGCCTTTTCAGTTTTGCTTAGTTCGGTAAAATTATTTGTAGATGTAGCCTTTAATATTTTTTCAGAAGACGTTGCAGCGGTTGCTAATTTTTCTGATGTAGAATTAGTTGATTCTTTTTCTTTTGGAGAACTACTGTATGCATACTCATATAAAGAATCTGGTATTGCTAATTTTAAATAATAAGACATTCCTCCTTTTGCCTTTGGATCTGGTAATACTGCTCGTAATACAGCCTTATTAAAATTATTTACAACTTCACTCATATCATCTGAAATAGTTGTTAATGAATCCATTGCCGAAGTAAAAAATACACTAATTTTATCAGGTAGTGATGTAAAGAAATCAGTAACCATCATAGGTATTTCACCTATAAATTTACCAATTTCAGCATACATTCCAAACAGTGGATCAATTATATACTTTGAATATAAACCAGTAAAGGAAAAACTATCTAAAAATTTAGAAAATTCTGAAAATCCAAGTTTTTCAGATACCCAAGATATTCCATCTTTTACAAGATCTAGCAGACCTCCGATTAATCCATCAAATGCACCAACTAAAAACCCCTTTAATCCACCGATTAATCCATCTTTCTTAAAGCCGTCAATTGCACCCATAATACCACTTATTATTCCAGTGAGTGCTAAGGTAAATGGACCGCCTAAAAATTTAAATAAACCAGCAAATTTGCTTCCAAGCGTCAAACCAATTTTAAAAAACCTAAACATCCCGCCAAATATATCCGTAAGAGCAGAAAAGGCGCTTCCTATTATTCCAGATGTAGCTGTTATAGTCTTTAATACTGGTGAATTTCCAAATATTGAAAAGATTTTACCAAGTAGCGTAAAAATTTTACTTGATTTAAATTTATTTAAGAGACCGCCAATCTTTTCTATTACAGTAAATGTTCCTTTAAATAAAGGAGAATTTTTTAAACTTAGTACAATGCCAGTAAAAAATTTGCTAACTGTAGAAAAAATACTAGATATTTTTTGAAATAGTTTTGTATTTTTTAGTGCAGCAAATATTGGAGACGTGAGCTGAGATATAAATCCTGTTACAAATCCACCCATTAACGCAGCCACAGACAGCAATCCCCCAAATATTCCGCCTGGCATTTCAATCTTAGAATTTTTAGCTGGTGCTGAACGTGTTTTATCTGGTTTTAAACCTCTAAGAGCATCAAGTAATTCGTCACGATTTTCACGTTCTTGAAGTTTATTGCCTTCAAGACGTTTTGCCAACACTACATTAGATCGTATTAATACATCAAATTTGCCTTTTAAATCGCCTGCTATGCCTACTAATTTATCTAAAAACGTAGGAACCTCTGTAGTGTTTTCACGAGCAGCATTTGACGCAAGTGTAAAGTCATAGTTATCGATTGTATCAAGAATAAGATCTTGAGACAAGTTTGAGCTTTGTAATTCCTTTACAACTTGTGCTAGTGTTGATTCTGCGGTCATTTTTTACGTTTTTCTTCTTCTTCTCTTATGTGTTTTATTAGCATTGCAATATAAATTTCCCTCTCCCATGGTATCATCGTGTCTAATTCAGTTAAACTATATTTGTGATGTTGCATGAGTGCAAAGTTTGTTTGATAGTAATTAGTCAACGATTCATGCGAGAGGGCTATTCGAAAAAAGCTTGTGTGCCTACAAGTGTAATATCATTGTCAGTCTTACAACCAGTACAATTAAATTTTACACTATGTTGTAGTTTAGGAGAGTTTGATATATACTCTTCAATTTTATTAAGTTGAGCTCGGCTTAAGCTGTTAACAAATGTTAGCAACTCTTCGCGAGACGACTGTGCTGAGGGATACACTCCACTGTCATCAAAGATTGAATCAATTGAAGCAATAAGCATATTTGTTATTGTGTCCATATCAACTTCAGATGTGCTTATAATCGTTGACATATCATTTACACGTATATGTCTTAGAACCACACCAATTTTATCAGTTAACATAATTTTGTTGCTAATTTCTTTAACTGGCCACGTTACTTCAATATCATCAATATTAACAGACACCTCGTTGTAAGTTTCACAATGATCGCACTTACATTTGATATTGCTAACTTCACCTACGCTCTTTGCTCGTAACTTTAAGAAAATATACTCTAAGTCAAACGAAGTCAAATCGTTTGGGTCAACGACACCGAATGTACAGGCTCGTATAATGTCTTTAATTGCAGACATCATTTCAGATGAGTTATTTGACTCCTGTGCGAGCAGCAATATTTTTTCTTCCTTTACAAGAAAAGGACGATATTCAATTGACTGTGATGTAGATGGTACAGTCAATACATATTTTGGGGATTCTAGGATTGGTAATGGCATAATATAATGTTATTTATTGTTTAATTAACGTATGATATCTAATTTATCATATGTGAATACTACAGATATTTTTTGTATTGCTGATTCAGCATTATTGTCTAGCTCAATAGAATTCAAAGTTATTGGATATGCGTTTTGCAATTTAACGTTTTGAATTTCTTTATCGCTTTCATTTAATTGTCTTATTGTGATATCAGTCTTGTAAGTTTGGTGATCTTTAGCGAGTAGATAGGAATCAATGTTTATTATTTTTTTCATCCATTCATCTATCGCCTTTTTAATGGCGTTATTATTAGTTGAAATAAATGTCATTGTTACATCATCTTCAATATAACCGGTTGGTATTTTTAATGGACGACGAGTGCCTATATCATAGTCTAATGTTGTAATTTGTTTTCCAGGTATATTAACAGACTCACATAAAAATGAAATATCCATTGATACAGATGATGAACCAGGTAAACTAGCAAATGTTACTGAAAATCTATTTGGACGCGCTAAGCCCCCATTTCGCATTATTGCGGATTTAAAATCATTTATTGAAGATGACATAGTTTAGATTAGTGTACGTGTTTTTTGCCAGATTGAGGCATTCTTTTGGCCAACGAAAGAATCAGTTGGTAGAAAAAGTGCAGTTTCCCATTCCTTTGGAAGCACCTCAACAGTTTTAGAAGTGATGTGTGCATACAAATAGTGTTTAAAACATGGAGCGTATGCACGCAATTTTGATGTGCCATTTAGTAAATCATATGATAGTTTAAACCGTGTAGTTTCATCTAATTTATTGTTGTTCATATAATCCATCAGGCGATCAAAAAATATTGCGCGTTGACGAGGCGGAAGATAGTGTAGATTCAATCCATAGAATCCTTTTTTTGCTGGGCCTACCATGAGTATAAGTGGAAATCTATCATAATACGGCAGCGTCTCTTTGTATTTTGGATCATATAAAAACATAAACATACGACCAATAAGAGGTCTGTTTCTTACTGCCAATGAGTCGTCGTTTAATACTTTTGATGGAGATACATTTGTAAGTGTACGTATTTTACGATAAAACCATTCTCTGGATTCTTTTGTACGAGGCAAGAATCCAGTTTTTTCTGCATCAGACTGAATTTTAGAAAAAAGAGACGGCATATATCTATTTATAATGTAGATTTATGTCAATAATTTTATACCAAGTCCCTTGATTGTTTCTTCTGTCCAGATGGCAAAAATCCAACCACGATCTGCACAATACTCGGTTGCGGCTGACCATTTGGATTGATTTTTTACATATGTAAGCACTTCAGTAATGTATGCTTTCGTTTTTCGGGTACGCACCTTTGGTTCTTGAGTTTGCTTCTTTGGCTTTATCTCAATGAGATATGTTTGACCAGTTTTAAATTGTATTTTTAAGTCTACGAAATATCGATGTAATTTATTATCAGTTTTACATCGATAGGGCACAATTGTTTCTTCACTGCTCCATTTCACAACGTTGATATTCTCATCACACCATTTAAATACTTGACGTTCCCAAAGTGATCGGTAACATATTGCAGTATAGTCACCGTCATATTTTCCTGGATGTATTGGCCGATACTTACCACTATAATACTGCCCACGTTTCATATAAATACTTATATGGCACTTAATTTTCCAGAAGACGCAAACACAAAACGTCCATACGTGTTTTTTCAGTGCACCGCACGAAACAGCCAAGTTATAGCACTGCCGATTCCAGGATCGCTACAGTTTAGTGATGGTGCTACATACAACAATACCGAGCTCGGATTTTTAGGGGGTAGTTTAGCTAATATTGCATCAACAGTATCTACTCAGGGCCTTAGTGGTGAATCAGTAAAAAGTGCACTGGCTAATGAATTTTTAAATAAAAAATCTGAATATAGTGGAGCATCGATAGGTACTTTAGTACAAGGAATAACTACAATGACTGGAGCAAATGAAGGTCTTCAAAGCGCAATAAGTATAGGCACTGGAACAACGGTAAATAAAAATATAACAACTGAATTTACATCTACAAATACGCGTGTATTTTCATTTCAGTTTCAACTCATACCACGAACATCTAGTGAAAGTACTAAAATAAAAAATATAGTAAAGGCCTTTAGAGAAGGACTATATCCAGAATCAATTGGTTTTCAATTAAAATATCCGCCAAAATGGAAAATAAGATTTCCACAAAACAGCCATTTACCAAAGATTGGAGAGACATATCTAACTGAAGTAAATACAACATACAACGGATCTACAAATATGTGGAGAGATGACGGTTCACCGCTTGAAACAACTATACAAGTGTCCTTTATGGAAACAAAGGCGTATACATACGACACAATACCTAAATAATATATGCCAAACTTTTTTGCAAAATATCCAAAAGTAAATTATGACCTGGTTTCTGATGGGTCTATATTTGAATTAACTGATATCTCTCGTTCTGTAGTATTAAACGCAAATAAAATACAGGACGATAATGCACTCTACACATACTATGAAATAGAAGACGGAGAAAGACCCGATATAGTATCACATAAATTATATGATGATGTGCAATATTATTGGACATTTTTTATAATAAATAATTTTTTACGTGACGGTTACGCGTCATCTTGGCCGCTATCTTATAGAAATTTTACAAAGATGATTGAGAGTGAATATGGTAAATATTCTGCATTATCAATTGTCCCTGTTGTTGATCCAGCAGTTGATCTAAATGGCCGAGGTAAACTAGACATGTCATGCATACCGCTTGATGAAAAATATTTGCCATACTTAAAATTTGTTTCTCAAGATCGTGAGTATCGTTCAAGCATAGCGCAGTATGACAACGGTCGCCAACAATTAGTCGTATATGATTGTCATAAAGTTAATATCACTGGCACAAGAATAGAAATATCTAGAGAAGCATTTATAGAAAATAGCAATCTTAGTTATACAATTGCGTGTGATGACACAATGCCAGCTGAATTAAAGACAGAATGGATAAATTTAGTTTATACACAAATTTTAAAATATGATCCAGTTGGATATGCCGAACATATTGAAGCAAATACACCCCCAGAACAATATGTTTCTAATAAAACATTAAAAGTTGCATCAATAGAATACCGATGGAGCAACTATGCCAATGCTGCATATGAATATGTTGATCCAATTGGCGTCATACGTTCTGCATATGATATTTTAACTGACGAGAATGTAGTTATTCCAAAATACAAATCATTTTATGAGTATGAAAATGAAATAAACGAAAGTAAACGAGTTATACAAGTCATACGTCCAGATTTTATCTCTGATTTTGCAGACGAATATTTTAATGTTTTAAATGATACTCTTTGATTATGGCAACTACGTCTAATGCAAACAATCCGGCGATCAATACACCAAAGACTGGCTATGCTGGAGATAATTCTGGCGTAAAGACACCTGGCGCATTTAAAGTTGTCAAAATGGTCATGATAAATTCAAAGGGCAAAACTAAAGATTTAAAAGCCCTTAACCTAGTTGATTCATTTACTATAACGACTGAATTATTTTCACCGGTAGTTACATTTACAGCAACTATACGAGATAATGAAAATTTCATTGATACATTTGATATATGTGGCCAAGAAATTATTGAAGTTGAAATAGATCCTGTAAATATTGGAAAGGCAATAAAACAAACATTTTATGTAAAAGAGTATGTAAATTATACAAAAACCCTTGATTTTCCAAATACTCAAATATACTCACTCGTCGCAATTTCAGAATTTGCGTATCGTAGTAGTCTAATGAATATTTGCCGACCAGTTGATAAGGAAAAAACAGTTGCTCAAAATATTGAAACTATTTTTATAGATGATTTGAGTCTAAAGGAGTTTGCAGTTGACGGAGATGTCTCAACCAAATTTGAAGGTATTATAAACATTCAACGACCATTAAAAGCAGCAGAATGGTTACGTTCACGCTGTTTTGAAGAAGACGGCTCTCCATTTTTTCTTTATAGTGACGTAACGCAGCAAGGCAAAGTATACCTGTCTTCTTGGAAAAGTTTAAATAATGCACCAGTTTTGTATAAAAAACCTAAAAATTCATTTAGATATCGTCAACAATCAGAAAAAACACCAGGTACTGCAGAACACACAAAAGAAGAACGGTCTCGCATACTTAGTATGTCATCAAATATAAAATTTGATAGACTAGGTTCTGCGAATGCTGGAGCATACGCTAGTCGATTAAACGTAACTGACTATGCATCAAAGGCATATTATACTTTAGATTTTAAAACTAAAGCAACTAAAGATTGGACTCCGCAAAAATATAAAATAAAAAATCGAGAAGGCGTAGAAGAAACTAAGCCAATGCATGAAATATCTTCTGCAAATATTGCAAGCATTCAAATTAATACTGCAATAAACCCAGATGGCAAAGGTAATTCGGTTACTGCTGCGCTATATCCTAACATATCAAAGGGGAATGCATTTATTGCCCGATTAAATGAAATAAATCATGAAATTGTAGTATATGGAGATAGTGCACTAAACCCAGGTGTAAAAATAGATTTGGAAGTACCAAAGGCTTTACGAGATAGAACTGAATATGTAGAAGATCCTGTGGTGTCAGGCACATTTATGATTACAGTTGCTGCCCATGTTTTTTCAAACGGTATTTATACAAACAAATTAAAGTTAGTTCGTCTTGGAGGAGTTGGGATTTTAAGTGGCGGCACATATGTCCCTTCAACTGTGTCTCCATCTGAAGTTGCATCAAATAGTGTTGACTCAACTGCCCCTGCAACCAACACACCTGCGCCACAAACTAATGCTTCGCCAAATAAATTATTAAATGAGTTTAATAAACCTCAGAGTACTCCAACTCCGATACCATTACCGCCAACAAAAAGTCCGTTTCCTTCGCCAACACCTCCAATACAAAATCCAGAACCAAATCCTCCTATTACTTTTGCATGAAGATTGAACATTGGTTTACTGGAGTCGTAGAAAATATTGCAGACCCATTAAATGCAGGTCGTGTACAGATTCGCTGTTTTGAATATCATGAACAAAACAATATAATATTGCCTAGTGAAAATTTACCATGGGCAACTCCACTGCTGCCACTTACAAGTGCTAGTCTTGGGGGAGTAGGCACAAGCGCAACGGGTCTGCGTGTTGGTAGTTGGGTGTTTGGCTTTTTTAGAGATGCTGACTTGCAGGATCCAGTAATAATTAATAGTATTGGCGGAATTGTACTAAATTCTGTGTCTAGCGGCAGAAACACATCATCTAATAGTGTGAGTTCAACAACACGCTCAACCAATGCAAATGCCATTGGGCCGTCTGGTACAAATCCGTCACCTACAAAAACTGCTACTGGCATAGATGTTCAATATGATGAGTTTCTTAATAATACTACAAATGCCAGTAATATTGGAAATCGCAGTCCAGTTGGAGGAGATGAGGAACCTAGTCTTTTACCACCGCTGCCAGGAACTCCAGAAGCCGATGCAATTGATGTATTACCACCACTAGATCTATAGTAATAAATACGTTATAAAATGAAAATTGATCATTGGTTTATTGGCATAGTAGAAAATATTGCAGACCCGCTAAATGCAGGACGTGTGCAAGTTCGGTGCTATGAATATCATGAACTTGATGATGTTAATAGCGTGCCTAGTGAAAATTTACCATGGGCAACTCCACTGCTGCCACTTACAAGTGCTAGTAGTGCTGGTACTGGCACAAGTCCAACTGGACTAATGGCTGGTAGTTGGGTCTTTGGATTTTTTAGAGATGCTGATCAACAAGACCCAGTAATACTTGGTAGTGTTCCTGGAGTCGAATCATTAAATGGAACAAGCATACCAGCAGACGCTAGCAGTTCTTCAGTAGGCGCAGCCTATTCGAGCGCGACAAACACCTCACAATACACAGAAGGTTCACCTTCTGCAGGAGCAGCAAATACTTCGGCACTTAATGGAGATGATATAGCTGCTCAACAGAATAATACAAGTACAAGTACAAGCGCCTTTATCAATAATTTAGTACGAATAGCAGTAGGAGAAAATGGCACAAGCAATAGCGCAGGTCGTAGTAAATATGGCGTTAATGACGCTTGGTGCGCAGCATTTTTAACATGGTGTATAAAACAAACAGGAGCAATACCAACATCAGATTTACCGGCTAATCCAAATGCGGTTGCCGAATGGTTAAAATGGCCAAATGGAAAAGGTGGTAAGTATGTAATTAAAATTGCTAATCCTAAAGTGTTGTATGCTGGCGATATTTTAATTAGGGACGCTGCACAAGATCATATAGGATTGGTAAGTAAAGGTGGTTCAATTACCGGCGGCTATACTTCGGTTGAAGGCAACACTGGTAAAAATCGATCAGTGATGGTGCGGGATAAAAAGGGCGGATTTAACTATGTGTTGAGATGGAAAGGCGCATTTGGCGGTACTGACGTAGCAACGCCAATGACATTATCACCTGAAAGTACTCCAACTGGTGTACCTGCTGGATGGATAGGAAAAAGAACAGGCCCGCCTGCAATAGTTTTTGATGGTACTGGTTATTATCCGCCAGGTGATACGCATATACCAGCAACGGCATATAAAATTGGTGGGCAATATTTAAATGGTGACATTACAAAATTTGTTGTAGTTAATAGACAAGATTATAATAATTTTAAAATGGGTAGTAAAGTGTATGTTTATAACCATACAACTAAACAAGCAACATGGGCAATAGCTGGAGATCGCGGTCCAACACAAACCCGAAGTGAAATGTCAGTTGCAACAGCTGAAGCAATTGGAGTTAAAATTCTTAAAGGATCAGACGGAAAATATAGAAATGCTGTTGATGGTAATTATATTGTAAGTTTTTACTTTTTTGATAGTTAAAATTATGCCAATCACAATGCCAAATTTGTTTCCTGATGGTGTGCCGCTCTCTTCAAGCAGCGCATATAACAATATCCCGTTGCAAAATGATATGTTAAAATCAGACTACACGAGCGGCTCGCCAATCGCAAATGGGGCAAACCTTTCTTCACTGGATGTTAAACTTGAAGACTTATCAAATGACTCTAGAAGTGTTATGATAAGCAAACTTATAGCAGTCGCTAAAGGAGAGTTAGGTGTAGTCGAACGAGGAACAATTAACAATCAAGGTCCTGGTATAGAAAAATATTGGAGCGCCACATTAGTGGGTTCAAATGCATATAACTATATTACAATACGTAATGGTAAAGAAGGCGCACCTCCATATTGCGCAGCATATGTGTGTTGGTGTGTAAAGCAAGCAAATATAATTCCAGAACAATATCGTCCAAAAGAAGCATATTGTCCTAATTGGCCAACATGGTCAAGTACTACTGGAAAAAATTATTCGCTTAGAATTGATAATCCGCGTGAATTTAAAAGAGGAGACATAGTAATTTTTAGAAAAAGTCATATAGGCATAATACTCGATGATTTTGTTTTTGATATAAACAAAAAAGAAAAAACAATGACCATAATAGAAGGAAATACTGGTCCGGATAAAATTGGAAGTACTGCAGTCGTTAGGGATGCACGGGTTGGAGTGGGTGGAATATATATAAAAAAGCGTACATTTGCCGCAGCAAACATTACATGTGCTATTAGATTGTATCCAAATAATACGCAATCTAATAATCAGTCACTCGCCTCTGTTAAATAAATATAAAATATGGCAAACAACACCTTTAATCATCCGTTTCCCACAGATCAATCTGTGTATCCATACAATAATGTGACGCAGACTCGCTCGGGGCATATTTTTGAAATTGATGATACATTAGGCAATGAACGTATACATGAAAAACATAAGTCTGGAACATCACGTATTATAGACGCTGAAGGTAAGCTATCTGTAATGGTTGTCTCAAATCGATATACTACAATTTGTGGAGAAGATTTTGTAACAATTATGGGTGATGCAAATATTACAGTAAACGGTTCTGCAAATTTAACTGTGAACGGCAACTATAATGTTGAAGTAAATGGCAATATGAACCAAACCGTTAAGGGCGAGTATCGTTTAAAAGTTGGTGCCGCATACAAAAATGAAGTGCTTGGTGACAAGGCAGAAAATATTGTTGGTAAAAAGGACAGCATAGTTGGCAACGGAGTAAACAATACAGTACGAGGTGGCGGTATAAAAAACATGGTAGTTGGCAGTATTGAAGAGACTGTAGCTGGAGGATATACTGGAATATACACCGGTTCAAGTAGTACAACAGCATTGCTTGGAGCAAGCATGACCGCTCCAGCTGGTGCAGCTACAATTGGCGGCATGACTGCAGCAATTGATGGTGTATCAATGTTAACTCTAACATCACTTGGACCAACTATGATGTATTCAACTGTAACAAATATGACAACACCACTTGTAAACATATTAGGTGGAGCACTAATTGCAGCTGGAGATGTGCGAGCTCTCGCTGGAGCTCGCGGATTGCTCACACATATTCACCTCGGTGATGGTGCTCCAGGCACCCCTGCCCCAACATCACCACCAATAGCAGGATAAGTTTATGGCACAAGTAGATCCATTTTTATACATTGTACTTGAAAATACTAGTTATGATCCGGTACGAGACACATATGACGCAACAGTTAAATCAGCACGTGATATTGTTTCGCGTATTTTTATTATTACACAAAAAGGCAGTGGTAGTGGTTTAACTCGAATTGAATGGGAGGCATTAGAAATATCTTTAGATGATGTCACCTTTGAATTAACATATGATAGTGGAATTCCTACATTATCAAATATTCCAAAAAATGTTGGACGTTATGATTATAATATTGCGATGACATATGTTCGTAATATATCAGGTGATTCCTATAATGGTACATATCGTAATTTCTTTACTACAAATTATTTTACAAGTGTGCCCAGTGGTACTCCTACACCAGATAGTACAATATACAGCGATTCTTTATTTACTACAGAGAGTGGATTTGCAAAACCGCAAGGACTACGAAATACATATAAGTTTTTGATAATAGATCCTTGCCCAGTAGAAATTATTTTTACTGATACTGAGTTAGGATACACTGGAAATACATTATCTCCAGAGTATATAACAAATCCACAACTGTTGGATCCAACAGATCCAAATGCCCCTGGAAACATCCCATTACGATTAATGTATAGCGGAGATAACGTAGTTGCTCCACTAGCATCACCTTCAGAAATTGGAACATATACTGTAACAGCAACTGCTCTTGACTTTAATTATGTCGGTTCCGAAACTACATCATTTGTGATTCGTAACCTAACAAATATAGAAGCTGCTGAAAATGCTGCAGCTTATCAGGAAAAAGCCAACTTGTTTGAAATAGCAACATCTGATACTGGAAACGGTAATACTTCGGGCGGGGCAAGTGAATCTGTAATAACAGATACTTCGGGCGGTATAAGCAGTAGTAGCAGTTTAATAAATTCAAGTTATGCGTCATCATCAAATGCGATGACGAAAAAAGAATTTGTTGAGACTGGAATATTAACAATACTTGACAAAGCTGATATCAAGGGCTTGGGCACAATAAAAACGCTTGCAGAGTGCGCGCAAAGTTTACCTCAACGTTTAATGATATTTGCAGCTGCTAAAATAGCAGCATTTGTTTTAAGTTATATACCAGGGTTAGGCATTATAAAACTATTAACTTCAATAATGGAGTTGATAGAGATGGTGAAAAAAATAATGGCGCTCATCGAGTTTGTTAAAGAAAACCCATGGGCGGCATTAAATATGGTACTTGAAACTAGCGGTGCATATGATGCATTAGGCAAATTAGCAAATGAGCAAATTGCTGCGATACAAGAAAGTTTTCCAGGCATGACTGGTGATGTCGGTCAATTTGTTAAGGATGTCGCAAACGGACTTGTTGATATTTGTAATCTTGATATAAGTGGAAATCCAATTGCTACACTTATAAAGGCAGACAACACAAAAACTCCAACTGCAGTTACAAAGTTTATTCCTGCTACATCACGACAGCCAAGTGAAGCAAAAGCAAAATATGACTTTTTTCAATTTCAATTGCGTGATGCTCTAAATAAAGACACTGATAAACTTAAAAAAATGTCTGATGAGGGCAATACAGTTGGCGTACAAGAATATGTTTCAATGCTCACCGCAGTTCACGAACTTGCATACAACTATCATGACCGTATTGCTGAAACAGGAACACCGGTTGGTCTTTTAAACGGATCGACTTCTGATGCATTAAGTTCAGTATATAATGTATTGGGTGAAGCCACAAGCATATTATCAAGTGTCTATCCAGACTCTACCTCTACGACAGCAACGACGAGTGGCACAACTAAAACTTCAGGCTTTTCTGTAGACTCATTAAATGCCGGACTTGGTTCAATTGCAAATACAATTGACGGAGTTACTGCAGGATTAAGTTCAATTACAAGTTTTGCAATGGGTGAAACTGGATTCTCCATAACTGCACTTAGAAATGAATTTAATTTTGGTGCGAAAGAGATGCTTAAGAAAAATCCATTTTGGTCAAAAGAGACGATTAAAGAATATAATGATCGGGTTAATAGAATAAAATCAGAAATGGAAAATAACGCAGATGCAATACGCAACAATCCAGCAAACGCAAAAGCTGCAGCAGCTGGATCAGCAACCACATCATCGTCTAGTTCTTCTACTGGTGGAATTTCATCACTTATATCATCTGCCAGTTCGTTGATTAGATCATAATGTTTGTATAATTTACCGCGTATTATAAATTATATAAATAGAAATATGAGTAAAACGCTATCGGACTATAATGATTCTAGGCCATCGAATGTGGCTAGAAAAAATTTATATTCCGATATAGACAATAGTTTTGCCATACACCCGATTTATAATGACATACGTCCAATTCTTGATATTGATTCAATACGTCAAAGTTTAAAAAATTTGTTGTTAACAAATCAATATGATCGGCTGTTTCAACCAGAAATTGCTTCGGACATTCGTGCTTTGCTGTTTGAAAATGCAAACATGTTTACAGAATATGAGCTAAAGGCAAAAATAGAACAGATGATTGACCTCTATGAACCACGTATAAGCGACTATGAAGTGACTGTAGTGGACGAGTCTGATCAAAATGCATATCGGGTGGGCATAACTTTTCAAGCATCATACAATTCAACTGCTGAAATTGTAATATATTTAACACGAGTACGATAATGGAAATTCCTACACAATCAGTAAATGTTACAGAATTAGATTTTGATCAAATCAAGGCTAATCTAATAGAATATTTCAAGGCTGGAGACAGTCCATTTAAAGACTGGGATTATGCTGGGTCTGGATTAAATATGTTGCTTGATGTGCTCTCACATAACACACATTACAATGCATTACTCGCACACATGGCAGTCAATGAAAGTTTTATTGATACTGCACAGTTACGACAAAACGTGGTGTCTGCCGCAAAGTTAATTGGATATACCCCACGCAGTTATGCCTCTGCAAAGGCACAAATAAACGTAACTGTAACGCCAAGAAATACATTATTAAATGAATATGTTTTTCCAGTGGGTTCAACTTTTTCATCAAATATAACAGACCTTTCAAAAAGTCAAACCTATAAATTTACAAATTTAAATGATATTGTCTGCACAAAAAATTCTAGTGGAGACTTGGTAGCAAATAACATTGACATATATCAAGGTACATTCATTAAAAAGAGAATTCAAATAAATTCTACACAAAGTAATAACGAATATATTATAGACGATAAAAATATTGATACAAGCACGTTAAAAGTAGCGGTATATCAGACTGGACGATCAGAAATTAACGAAGTATATTCTTTATTTACAGATATTAATAGTGTTGATGACACGACACCAATTTATTTCTTATACGAAAACTATAATGGCAACTATGTAATATCATTTGGTGATGGTATATTTGGCAAAAAACCAGATAACTTAAACGTTTTAGAGTTAACATATTTGGTTACTGATGGCACTGGCGCAAACTCTTCAAATATTTTTTCATACTCTGATTTTTTTGATTCAACTCAACTAACTCGAGTTAGTTTAAATACAGTTGCACGTGCGGTTGGCGGGTCAGATCGTGAGTCTATTAGTAGTATAAAATATAACGCGCCACTTCAATATGTTTCACAAAATCGTGCAGTGACTGCTGATGACTACAAAACATTGGTGCATAGTTATTTAACAAATGTAAAATCCGTAGCTGTGTGGGGAGGCGAAGATAATGATCCACCACAATATGGTAAAGTTTTTATATCTGCAAAAAAATCGGATTCTTCATCAGTTTTAATGCCAAATGAAAAACAAGGATTGCTGACATATTTAAGTGATAAAAAAGTACTCTCAATATTTCCTGAAATAGTTGATCCTGAATATGTTGATATTGTGCTTGATGTACTCTTTAAGTATAACCGTAACCTGACTACGCACACAAAAACACAACTTGAAACAAAGGTTAAAGAAAGTATAGGCGCATTTAATAGTCAATATTTGGAATCTTTTGATGGTGTGTTTCGTCATTCATTTTTATCAAAGACTGTTGATGGAACAAGTCCTGCAATATTAAATTCACTTATACGAGTGTTTATCTCTAAAAGTTTTACGTTAGTTAGCGGGCAACCACAAAAAATAACAATAAAATTTGGCACATCATTAACAGTTGATGATAATATTGCCATTGTAAATTCTACTGGTTGGGATTATGATGGAGTTACATATTATATTGGTGAGGAAGCACATCCAACACTGTCTGACATACGCTTGCTGTATGTCTATTATTATGATGCCAATGATAAACCAATTATTCGTAATAAAAATGTTGGTACGCTTACACTGAGTACAGGAGTAATGGAAATAGAACCGCTACTCGCTGACACTGACACCACAATGATAATAGACGTAATACCACTATCAAATGACCTTGCGCCTAAACGCAATCAACTTATGCGCATTGATACAACACGCCTAAATGTTTATGGCGAAGTTGACCTAATTGCCGTTGGTGGTTCAAATCGTTCAGTGCAATATAATACATTTAGTAGAGACCGTTAAGTATGCTTTTAAGTATAGCAAATTCGCGCCCGCGTAATATAGAATCAATACAAACCGAAAGTTTGTATCCAGATTCTTTAAAAGAGTCTGCGAGCAATCTTATCAATTTTATTGAGCGCTATTATGAGCACCTAAATCGTACTGGTTTGCCGTCAAATGAAATTGCTGCCATTACTCGCGAAAAAGATATTGATATTGTATCCGATAAATATCTAACCCAAATACAAAGCCTAATTGCACGCAATATTCCAAATTCTCGTGTGCTTGATAAAGTCACTCTCTATCGCGTTATTATACAATATTATCATACACGCGGTTCGGAAGACAGCATACACACATTTTTCAAACTTTTCTTTGACAAAATTGTAAGCATATTTTACCCTAAAAATTACCTATTTGACTTGTCAGGCGGCAGCGGTCGTTGGGCCCCAATTGACATACCATCATTACGTACATCACGCACAAACCCAAATAAAAATACACTATTAGTAGTTTCTGACTATAGGATTGGACCATTTCCAAGTTCAAATCCCGGACCGTATACTGTTACGTTAAGTGCTTTTTCAGAAGATCTTTGGACTTATGGCGGAGTAGAAAAGTCATTTAATCTGCCATATATACAAAAAGTTAATGTTGCCACTGAAGGAGCAGATCCTGTTTATCGTTGGGTCTATCGCTATAAGGATGAATTTGAGTTATACAGCACAAATGACACGCCTTGGCCAGATGAAGCAACTTGGGACGTCTTTGCGCGCAACATTGAATATACAAAATTTATATCATCAACTAATCTATTAGAAAATGAACAATATAACCTTTATGAAGATGGATTTCCGGTTTTATTTGAATCTGCCGAAGATGATGGTATAATAGACTCTCAAAATATAGAGTATAGTAGGTTAACTATAACTCCTATAGTTCCATCTACAGACACAGAAGAAATACTTGATGAGTCTGGTAAAGTTTTAGTTGATGAGTCTATTACAAACAACGAAATAATTACTGAAAAAATAATTACTCTTGGTGATGATAGTATAAACATTTCAGTTTTTGGTTTAGAGACTGAAGAGGGCACGGCAGACTATATATTAACTCAAAAAGGACTGCCTCCTGAAGACAATGGTATTGTCACAGAAGAAGCGGGCGGCTCAACATATGCAGTTGACACTTCAAATGTCGAGTATGCTCATATATTTAGCGTAACGGCAAGCCCAGAATATACATCTAAAATTGGTGACCTTATACATTCATTAGAAGATGCACCAACCCCAACAATTTATCGCTGTGAAGACCTGGATCCAATTCTATGGAGTGTAATTCCAAGTGATGAAGATGTATGGACATATTCTGATAACAAATCATTTGCTTCTAATCTATATAAGTTGCATGACGGTTATTATTGGCAAAATTATTCATATGAAATCAAAAGTGAGTTACCATATGATGAGTGGGGTGATGATTATTTGCGGTTTGTACACCCTTCTGGGTTAAAACTATTTAGTGCTATAATCTTTGAATTTATTGCTCGTAGTGAATGGTACGATATTATTGACTATGTCGTTCGCAAACCACAGGAAAGTTATTCATGGCTAAATGCATATCATCCTCCAGTACTCGGCTATCATAGCCCTCGTAGTCAACCAGGTTGGTTAACAGGTAATGAAAGACTGCTAACAATTATACTTACAAGACTGCTAGATCGCAACGCGCCGGAGTCTCTAGTACGTATGGTTCAACTTGCCCTTCGCATATTTGCAATTAACGCCAATTACAGAGACAAAACAGTCTATGAAGACTATCAACGTTGGATAAAATTCTTTGATCCAAACGAACTAGTCTCTGGCTTTTCACACAAGACTATTGCTCAGGCAAGTGCGCCATACACACCAAATGCTGATCGACTGTTTAGTAATATATCAAGTTTTATAACATTTAAAGTACTCGATCTTTCATACTATCCATGGTTTTATAGTGAATTAATTCAACTTGACCCAACATATGAAGACACGGACCCAGAATATGATGAAGCAGTCGTCGAATCTTTTGATATAACTATGGAAGCCTATATGAATAGTACTCTTGAAGACAAAGACGCATTGATATATAGATATCCATTTGAAAGTCAAGATGATGATACATTTATAACTGAAAGCTCAAGTGCAAATTTTGTAACTGAAGGACAAACAAACTCGCAAACCGCAACGGTCTCGTCAAATAGATCTAGTATATTTGAAGGACAGTCAGCAAGATTCTATATAAACACTGCATTTGTACCAGACGGCACCATATTATACTATAGCACGTCTGGTGATGCAATTGCCCCACTCAGTGGTAGCTTTGTTGTTAAACATAATTCTGGTTTCTTTAGGCTTGTGCCAACTGTAAATTTAGGAGCGTCTAGTACACCAACATTTACTGTTTCAATACGAAAAGGCGCAGTTGATGGACCAATACTTGTTACAAGTGACGCAATATCTGTGTCATACATAATTTGGACGTTTGAGCCACGTACAAGTGCGGTGTCAAGCCTTTCTGTAACAAGTGCATCTCCTTCTCAAATACAAATATCTTGGGGTGATTCAACAACCTCAACTACCCCTAGCGGAACACCAGTCTCTCATAACTACACAGTATAAATAATAGATATGCCAGATATTAAATTTTCACAATTAGAAGTTGTAACTGCGGCGGCAGCAAATGATTCAATACCAATTATTGACGCCTCTAACCCACTTATGTCAGAAAATGGCAGTAATGCAATTATATCTATAGGTGATCTTGCAGATTCGTTGTTTGACGGACTTAGTGATGGTGCATTGAGCAGTGCCAAGATTCAAACAAACCCCACATTTACTGGCGATGTCACACTGCCAGCCACTACGACTATTGGCAGTGTGACTGGTACTGAAATAAGCTTTTTGTCAGGATTGAGAGATAATATACAATCTCAACTTGATGGTTTTACTTTTGGTGGTCTAACTAGTACAGAAATAGGTTACCTCAGTGGAATAACGTCTAGCGTTCAAACACAGTTAAACTCTAAAGCGCCCCGTGAGTCTCCTACATTCACTGGAACGGTGTCTGGTATTACCGCCACTATGGTTGGGCTCAGCAATGTTGACAATACAAGTGATGCAAGCAAACCCGTTTCAACTGCAACACAAACAGCATTAAACTTAAAGGCGAACCTCGCAAGTCCAACATTTACTGGAACTGTAGCTGGTATTACAGCAACTATGGTAGGACTGGGCGCTGTCACAAATGAAAGCAAGGGCACGATGTTTAGCAGTCCTACCTTTACAGGGACTCCGCTATCAACGACGGCGAGCGTTGGCACAAATACCACACAAATTGCTACGACAGCCTTTGTGCAATCTGAAATAATTAATAGTTATAACAACATATTAGAAATATCCACATCTACGCTGACTCTTAGCAGCACTCATTATAATAAATATGTGCGTCTTTCAAATGCGAGTGCTATAACTATTACATTACCAGTTTTATCATCAGCGCCTATTGGAACTACAATTACATTTAGACGCAACACTGGAGCAGGTTCATTGACGCTAACTGCAGCAAATGGTGTTACAGTTAATAATAATGATGCCGCAACTGTACTTGCTGGTGATGTGTGTGCGATTAAAAATATAAGCAGCAATACTTGGGACTTTATTTGATATGTTATTTTCTGCAATTAAAAGAAAGCGGCGTCGACGTAATAACGGAGGTAATGGAGGAGCAAATGTGTGGGCTTTCATTCCACAAGGAGCCTTCACTATGGGTAATAGTATGACAGCCGACACAGACATCTCCACTTCTCCTATTCGAGTCGTGACCTTGGATGCCTTTTATATGGGCAAGTATGAAGTCACAAAAGCCGAGTGGGACGAGGTGCGCACTTGGGGCTTGAACAATGGTTACACAGATCTCGCTGCAGGCAGCGGCAAGGCCAACAACCATCCTGTGCAGTCGATTGCTTGGTACCAGATGGTGAAATGGTGCAATGCCCGTAGCGAGAAGGAGGGGCTCACGCCCGTGTATTATACCAACGACGCGCAGACGACGATCTACAAAACGGGAAATGTAGATGTGACCAATGCGCAGGTTAACTGGTCCGCCAATGGCTACCGCCTGCCGACGGAGGCGGAGTGGGAAAAGGCGGCGCGTGGAGGCTTGAGTGGTAAGCGTTTTCCTTGGGGCGACACGATCAGCCACAGCCAAGCGAATTACCGCGCAGCTAGTGGCTACAGCTACGACTCCAGCGGCTCGGTGAACAATTTCCATCCGACCTATGCGACAGGATCGATACCTTACACTTCGCCCGTGGGGGCTTTTGCCGCCAATGGCTACGGCTTGTATGACATGGCAGGAAATGTATCGGAGTGGTGTTGGGATTGGATTGGGGCATACGCGACAGGCAGTCAGACCAATCCACGTGGACCTACTTCAGGTACAATTCGTGTATTACGTGGCGGTGGTTGGACGTCTAATGATGGTCCTAATTACAGTCGTGTTGCAGTACGTACGGCTGGCGGTCCCAATGTTACGAATACTGCCATAGGATTTAGAGTTGTCCGCAACACAATATAATTCTATATAAATATCGTATATGGCTACCATAAAAATTTCACAGTTAAGCGAACTAACAGCTGACACAGATGTAACGTCAAATGACCTCTTACAAATAATTAATATTGAGCAGACTTCGTCGACATATCCAGCTGGTACAAATCGCAAGATTAAAGCGAGTACCCTCGCAAATGGTCTTGCGCGGCTGACTACAACAATACCACAAGTTATACAAAATGCATTAGACAGCAAAGCAAATAATAATAGTGCTGGTATAAAGGTTGCAATTCCAGTAGTCACTGCATCTAATGCACAAAATTATACAATAGCCAATATAATTCCAGGTTCTAGTATAAGTGGAATAACCCTTGCATCTGGCAATCGTGTACTCCTAAAAGATCAAAGCGCACCTGCTCAAAATGGAATCTATGTAGTTCAAGCAAGTGGGTCCCCACTTCGTGCCACAGACTTTAATGAGGCAATAGAAATTAATAATGGATATGTACTTGTAGATGGCGGTGACCTTAAAGGCAGTTCATGGATAGTGACAAGTGTCGTTGCTGTAGTTGGCACTGATCCAATAAATTTTACTCAATTTTCTTCTGTTATAAGTGGAGTATCAAAAGCACAAGTTGGTTTAGGTAATGTTGATAATACAAGTGATCTTAATAAACCAGTATCAACAGCGACTGCGACTGCATTAAACCTTAAAGCAAATATTTTAAATCCAACCTTTACTGGAACAGTAGGTGGCATTACAAAGAGCATGGTTGGACTTGATGCGGTTGATAACACAAGTGACGCAAATAAACCAGTATCAACTGCAACGCAGACCGCATTAAACCTTAAAGCAAACCTCGCAAGTCCAATATTCTCTGGAAATGTAGCACTACCAAGCACAACTACTGTTGGTGGCACTACAATTAGCTTTGTTCCAGCGGGAGCAGTTATGGCTTTTGCAATGAACTCTGCACCAACTGGTTGGCTTGTATGTAACGGTCAGGCAGTTAACCGAGCAGGGGTTTCTGGTTATCCAGCACTTTTTGCAGCTATTGGCACAACATATGGTGCAGGAGATAATAGTACGACCTTCAATCTCCCCGATTTAAGGGGATATTTCGTTCGTGGATCTGGAACAAACGGTGATGGTACTGTGTCTGGCGTATTTGGCGCAAAACAAAGTCAAATGTTCCAAACTCACGGGCATTCTGCGTCATCCAATTCAACAGGAGATCATAATCATTCGACTGGACAAACTGGAACTGGAACAACACCGGACGGGCCTTTTTTAAGTGGAACACGATATGTTACTGGAATTGGAGCGGTTTCTACAGGAACGGCTGGAGCACACAGTCACACTATTACAGTAGGCTCGCCAAATAGTGGTACTACAGGTAGTGAGACTCGCCCGGTAAACATCGCAATGCTGTATTGCATAAAATTCTAATAAATATAAAATATGCCAGTTAAAATTACAGACCTAGATACATCAACGACTATTACGAGTAATGATCTCATTCAAATCATTGATGTTGATGATCTAACAATGAGTCCTGCAGGGACAAATAGAAAGATTACTGCGTCTAATGCAGCAAATCAACTAGCAAATTTGATTTCGAGTGTGCCACCTGTAATGGTAACTGCCTTATCAACAAAGGCAAATCTTAATTCTCCTACATTTGATGGAAATGTGGTGCTACCAACCACAACCTCTATAGGACCGGTTAATAACGCTGAAATAGGACGTCTAAGTGGAGTTACTAGTGGTATTCAAGGACAGTTGGATCTTAAGGCAAACCTTGCAAATCCAACCTTTACTGGAACAGTAGGTGGCATTACAAAGAGCATGATTGGGCTCAGCAATGTTAATAATACGAGTGATGCTGATAAACCGGTATCTACGGCGACACAGACCGCATTAAACCTTAAGGCAAACCTTGCAAGCCCAAATTTCTCTGGTAACGTGGTGTTACCTGATACAACCTCTATAGGATCTGTTACTAGTGCTGAAATAGGACGTCTAAGTGGTGTTACTAGTGGTATTCAAAGCCAACTAAATGGCAAACAAGCAACAATAACAGGAGCTGCAACTACTATTGATACTGAAAACTTGACGGCATCGAGAGTATTGGTGTCAGACTCTGATGGTAAAGTATCAGCGTTATCACAGTCGGCACCTGTATTTGTGCCAGCAAACTATAGTACGCTTTCAAATAGTAATAGTTTTTTAATAGGTTATTCTGCTAACGGAACATTAAGTACAGATCCTTGGTGGTCAGGCATACAGACAGTAACAGTTCCAAATTGCCCAACAAATACTGTTGGTGTACTTCTCCAAGCTATTGTAAATTGCAACACATTTGCAAATAATGAAATACGCGCAAACTATTATAAGTCGAGTGAACAAAATAGTGCAGTTGTACCATCTACGAGTACAACTGCACAGAATATTACACAAGCGCAATACAACGCTATTAATACATCATTTACTAGAATTTCATTAGATTCTATGGGTACATCTACAGGAGGATTTGAAGCAGAAGGCAGTGCGACATTCCCATTGTATATAGATGAAACTAACCAACAATTCAAATATTTTTTAACTGATAATAAAGCTTCAACCGCTCCAACATCTACACCAGAATATAGTACAAATATTAGGCTATTAGGCTATTACGTAAAAATATAAAAATATTCATTTACTACTAGCAACTAATAAATTACATCCAACAACTCGCTTTAAATAATTAAAATTTTGTTATAAATACATTAAATAAAAATATATATGGCAGCAATCGTAACAGACTCCTTTCGTAGAAACAACGCTCAATTTTTTCTAGACAATATTGCAGACAGTACATATTATCTTGGGCTTGGTAAATCTGAACAATGGGCAACCGACGAGGAGTCAACAAGTTTAGTTATACCTATTCCTCTTGGAATTCCTTCAGATGATTCCGATATAAAATCAAATTTAACTACATTAATTAAGATTAATACGGTTAATAGCGGACTGGTAATTCCACAAATAAAATGGAAAGCTGGTGCTCGCTATAAGGCATACAGTCCAGCCGATCCTGATTGTTTTTACCCTAGTACACTTGTTGGTGGAGGAGAAGTTAATCCATGCTATGCAGTTATAAGTGGACGAATTTACCTATGCTTAAAGGCCGGTGACGGAGCAGTTGCCAACATTCCAGTGTCCACTGACTATCGTGCCCTTAGTTATGGCAGTGATGGTTATATATGGATACTTGTTGATAATGTAGTTACTGCAACTGCAAATATCAATACCGATCAATTTATTAGCATTTCTTCTGGAGTTGCTGCTGATTCAATTTCAGCAGCAATTGAAAATGATGGTGGAGGGTTATTATATGGGTTTACATTAACTTCTGGAGGCAGTGGATATACATCTACAAATTCTGTTCAGTTTGTTGCGCGAAAAATCAATGACACCGAAATTACAATAACATGCCCAGTAAATATAAATTCTACTACTGGGGCGATTGAAAGTGTGCTATTGCCTGCTGACTATTCTTATATCGCGGAGTCTTCAAAAGGTATAGTTGATGGATATTTTATTTTTGATCCAGCTGAAACTGGATCTGGAGCAGTTATAGTTCCACATATTGCTCCTGCTCGTGGATTTGCATACAAACCATCAGCAACTTTACCATCGTGGTATGTTGGAATCGCGGTAGACGCAGTTGATAACATTTCGGATGATGGGTTGTATATACCATATCGTCAAATATCGGTATTAAAAGATATAGAATATTCTGAAGGTTCATCAATTGATACACTAGCCGCGCTTCGTTACCTAACATTAGCGTCTGCTCCAACAAGTACTCCTGCAGTTGGTAGTTTAATAACTTTTGGTACGACTGGAATAAAGGCGTATTTTGATAACTATTCTACTGTTTCTGTTGGTGGAAGCACCCAACATCGTGTTTATTTTCACCAAAACTCAACTACTGGATATGGCGTGGTACCATCAACTGGTTCATTTACAGCACCTAATAATAACACTATAAATTATTTAACAGTAAATAACAATGAGTATACACCACGTAGCGGCGAAGTTATATTTGCTGAAAATCGCAAAAAAATAAATCGTCAAAGTGCTCAAACTGAAGAAATCAAGATTATTATTCAATTCTAATGTCTGTTACAACATACAACACTACATATCATGATGATTATAATGCGTCTGGAAATGGCGATAAAAATTATCTTCGCGTATTATTTAAACCTGGTTATAGTGTACAGGTAAGAGAACTTAATCAGTTGCAGTCTGCACTGCAAGATCAAGTTAATCGCCTTGGCAGCAGTGTTTGGAAAAATGATACTGCAGTAATTGGCGGCAAGACTTCTTTTTTGCCCAGTGTACGCTCACTTACATTAAACCTATCAACTGCAGTTTCATCTGTTGCCGAAACTGCATTTACTGTCGCTCAAATTGCCGAGACTGCAAAAACTATTGAATATGCTTCAGGTCTTCGTGGTGAAATACTTGGTTATAGACAAATAGAGGCAAACATCTATAGGTTTTATTTTACATACATCAATACGGGAAATGCCGGCGAAACTGAATTTGATGATGACACACTCGCTGGTTATAGTCTAATATTGCGTTCTTCAGATTTAAATTTAACTGAAAATGAGTTGCCATCAGTATCAAATCTAACTTATATTTCTATTGGGTTTGCGTCTGGAATTGTTTGTGAAGAAGGTGTATTTTTTACAAAGGGATCATTTGTAGCAGTTCCACGTCAAACGGTTTTCATTGATAAGGCGTCTGAAGAAACACTTCTTTCTGGTTATGCAGTATTAAAGATTGATGAAAATATTGTCACCTATTCAAGCGATAATACATTACTTGATAATGCAAATGGCACTCCAAACTATAGTGCTCCAGGCGCCGATCGTTATTCAATAGACTTAACATTGCAATGGATCACATCAACTGTGTATGCAGCAGATGTATCAAATTCATATATAAAACTGCTTGTAATAAATTCTTCGCGTCCATTAGAAGTTGTTGAAACTGCAGAATACTCGGAAATTGTTGATATACTTGCAAAGCGTACAAGCGAAGAGTCTGGTAACTATACAGTAAATCCATTTTCTATACAAATACGTGAGACATTTGATGGCGATAATTTACCAGCAAATTGTATTGTAGTTGGGCGGCGCTATCGCATTCAAGATCTTGGTAGCACTACTGCTCCTCTTACTGATTGGGTTGCTCTCGGCGCAGCTTCGCCTGCAATTGTAGGTTCTGAATTTGTAGCAGTTTTACCACCAGGAGACGGAACATCAGGCACTGCATTAGTAAATGAAACCAATGGCGGCCGCGTTAGTGAGGTTGCATATATACATGGTGCATACAAGGCAGATGATCTAGATCAAATAGGATATACATTTGAAACTGTCGCTCAGCAAAAGGCAGCAATTGAAGATGCACGAGGTAAATTTACTGTTACTCTCGATCCATCTACTGCTTATGTTGATGGGTACCGAGTAGCACTTGATAAAAGTTTAAACTTAACCTCTCCAAAGGCTCTTGAGACTGGAGAGTTTAATGTCAGTGTGAGTGCAAATATAGGCAACTATTTTATTGGTGATGTACAACGTGCCAATGCGAATGATTCTACCTTTCCATCGATTTCAACAATTACAAATACATATAACCTGTATGCGTACAACACGACATTATCAACTACTACACCTCCAGTAGAAGGTGCAAATGTAGTCATTATTGGCACTTGTCGCATAAAGGCGTTTGAACCAACTGGCGCGTCATCTACAGAATTTAAATGTTATGTATATGATGTAAAGTTTAATTCTACAGCACAAACTGCTAATTGGAATGCACGTCGATTTGATAACATTGATCAAATTTATGGAAATAACTTTTTGTTTAATGTAACTGGTGGAAATTTACAAGAAACAACATCAAGTACAAACTTGTTTGAACTTCCATATGCACAAACAAAGACTCTTCAAAATATATCATATTATGTTCAACAAACTTTTAGCGGATCTACTGCACCAAATATAACTCTTAATGTTGGTGATAATAAAATATTTACTGACACAAGTGATATTACATTAATAGTTAATGGAACCACTAAAACACAAAGTGAATATACTGCAACGCTATCATCGAATGCAAAAACTATTACAATAGTACCGAGCAATAGCAACTGGTCATCAGGCGCAGTTTATAGTGCGCTTGCAAAAGTTAAGGTTATAAATGCCAGTACCGCAGCGCGAGTTACAAAGAGTGTGGCATCTACTACAGACAGTGGCGTTACACCAGCGTCTGGAGGTGCGTCTCGCATATACACTCTTAAAAATACCGATATTATCCGCATCGTAAGTGTGGTTTCTGATAATAAAGACATTACCTCATCATTTAAACTAATTGATGACGGCCAACGCGATAACATCTATACAAATGGACGCATCCAATATATTGGTTCTGGCCAATTAAATGCTAATATTGATATTACATATGAATATTATGACCGTCTTGGCGGAGTCTCTGGTCGTGATCTCGTGATGTATAATGTTGACTCTTATAGTTCAAATAACAACAGCGTTGGCACCCCATATGATAATATACCAACATACTCTGGGATTAAACTTTCTGATGTGCTAGACTTTAGACAAGACATACTCTATACTGTAAATTCAGGTGTTGTTGGAAATATAGTATCAAATACTGGAAAAGCCATTATTGATCCAAATACCCCTATAACTTGCGCAGCTACATTCTATTTACCACGTATTGATAAGGTTACAGTAAATTCTAGAAATGAGTTTGCGATTATTCAAGGCATTCCATCTCTAACTCCAGTTGAGCCTGGAGCGCCAAAAAATTCAATGACACTCTATTCATTGAACGTTCCAGCATACACGCAAAATGTGTCTGAAATTGTAAAAAATTATATCGACAATCGTCGATATACAATGCGAGACATTGGTGCCCTTGAAAAACGTATAGGCAATATTGAATATTATACTTCGCTATCATTACTAGAACGTTCTGCTAATGATAAACCAATTTTTGATGATGCGGGCGAACGATTTAAAAATGGAATACTAGTTGATAATTTTATTGGTCATGGAGTTGGCGACGTCTTTGATCCTCAATATCAATGCGCAGTTGACCGTGACGCTGGACTGTTACGTCCTCGATACAATACTCATAACATTGACCTTGCAATTGACAGTCCGCTAACAACTACTACAGTTACAAATACTACGAGTGGTTCAATTACACGCACTACGCTTGCAGACAATGGGAAAATACGAGTACATGACAGTATAATTACGCTGTCTTACGACGAGGTTGAACTTGTTTCGCACCTAAAAGCGACTGCACACATTAGTGTTCACCCGCACATATATGCAAAGATTAATGGGAATATACGTCTGTCTCCTGCTGCCGATAATTGGAAAGACACAATCACTCGCCCAGATCTTATTGTAACTGATGACAGCGCATTTGATGCAATCAAGTTTATTGCAGAAGATCCAGCGCTTGACATACTTGGCACGGATTGGAATAACTGGACTAGACAATGGGGTGCGAGTAGTACAACTACTACACGCGGAGCATTTATAAGAGGTCGTGGCATACCTACGACAACCACTACACAACGCGCATATACTGACACTCGTACAGGCACAAATACTACTCTTGGTTTTTCATTTGTGCCAAAAAGTCTTGGTGAAAGTGTTGTTGATACTTCAATTATACCATTTATACGTTCACGAATTGTATATTTCCATGCAACTGGATTAAAGGCGTCTACTCGAGTCTATCCATTCTTTGAAGATCGTGATATATCAGCATACACAAATCAAATATTAAATAACGATTCAACCAAATTTATCATTCCTACGACAGTAAATGATAACACTACTCGCCGTTTTGATGGAATCTTATCAAACCAATTACCATCTCCAGAGTCTGGTTATAGCGCATATGGCGCAACATTAACTACTGACACATCTGGAGAACTCTATGGTTCATTTATCATACCAAATAATAGTTCGATTCGATTCCGTACTGGTGATCGTACATTTAAGTTGACTGATGATCCGCGAAATGCATCTTCAGAAACTACGTATGCACTATCAAAATATACTGCAAGTGGTATACTTGAGACTGTGCAAGAGACGATATTGTCTACGAAAACGCCACAATTTACTGTAACCCCAATTTCAGAAACTGTTTCTGGAACTGTAGTCACAAGCACTACAACATATCATGACCCACTTGCTCAGTCATTTATAATTAGTTCAGAAGACTATCCAACTGGTGCATTTATAACTTCAGTTGACCTATACTTTGCTCAAAAGGCACTTTTCCAACCGGTTGAAATTTATATTGTAACAATGGAAAATGGTGCGCCAACACGCACAATAGTTCCATACTCACGC